AATCCATACTGGAGTCGGAATCAATACAGGACCGTGTGTTGTCGGTAATATGGGTAGTAGTAGTCGTTTCGACTATAGCGTTCTCGGTGATGCTGTTAACCTCGCTGCTCGCCTAGAGAGCAGCTGTAAACAGTATGACACCGATTTAATAATAAGTGAACATAGCATGGTGGAGGGCTATGTGTATGAATTTATAGACGAGGTAACTGTCAAAGGCAAGACTGAACCTGTCAAAATTTATACCATACAAAAATAATGCTTGACAACGACCTAATATTTTGGTATAATTTAAATTGTGTACAAATCTACACAAAGCATCGAGAGGAGAACTAATGAATACTGAGGAACTAGCCGCTGAGCTAGAAAAACATGAAGCGATATGTGCCGAACGTTGGAAAACCGTATTCAATCAGTTACAAGGCATCGAAGAACGGTCCGGAAAACGCTTTGACGGTGTTGAATCAACAATAACACGAATTGAAACAATACTGATAGGAGCAGCAGGCACTATCATTGTAGGAGGAGCGGGTGTAATTTACACTATGCTTCAAATGCACTAGGAGAAACTATGAAAGAAGATTACGATAAGAAAGATATCAAAGAATCACCAAAAACCAAAGACATAAAGGTTGAAAAGAAATCTGAACTACCAGAAGGTTGGGGTATGTTTGTTAAAAGAGGCAAGCATGTTTTAATAGACCCTAATGGAAAACAAACAAAACACGCTTCAAAAGAAGCAGCTATGGAGTATGCAAATGGCTAACGGAAAAATTACGAATCCTGATATTTCAGGATTAGAAGTAGAAGTTGAAGAAGAAGTCGTTGAGAAACGCGACATCAGAAAAAACCTACTTATTGCTAGAAAGAGACAGCTTCAACGACGAAAGAGAGGATACGGTAAATTACCTAGCTCTTTAAGACGATAAGCTAAGCCCTACGGGGATTGGAGAGAAAAATGCCAGCAGGTAAAGGAACTTACGGTAAAAGAAGGGGTCGTCCTAAGAAGAAAAAAGGCGGCAAGAAAAAGAAAAAAGGCATGAGGCACCATGGCTGTTAGAAGACGCAGACGTAAAGCTTCTACGAAGAAACGCAATATACCCACTAACAAGAAGTTATATGCTAGAGTAAAAGCAAAGACTAAGAGAAAATTCGCAGTCTATCCTAGCGCATATGCTAATGCTTACTTAGTACGAGAGTACAAGAAAGCTGGTGGGAGATATAGACGTGGCTAGCGGCGGTCTTACTAAATGGTTTAAAGAAGATTGGGTAGACATATCCAGACCCAAGAAAGGTGGTGGCTACAAAAAATGTGGCAGAAAGAAAGCCAAGAAAGGGCGAAAAGGATACCCTAAGTGTGTACCAGCAGCTAAAGCTGCAAGAATGAGCAAGAGTCAAAAAACGTCAGCGATAAGACGCAAACGTTCAAAGAGACAAGGAGTAGGCGGTAAACCTACAATGGTTAAGACTGTAGTTCGTAGAAGGAGATCAAGACGTGGCCGTAAGAAGACGTAAAGCAGGGGGTCGTAAAAGAGACCCAAGATTAAAACGAGCAGGTGTTAAAGGATTCAATAAGCCTAAAAGAACACCTGGACATAGGACTAAGTCGCACATTGTTGTGGCTAAAGTTGGAAGTCGAATCAAAACAATTCGTTTCGGACAGAAAGGAGCTAAAACAGCAGGTAAACCTAAAGCTGGTGAGTCTCGTAGAATGAAAATGAAGCGTAAGAGTTTTAAAGCAAGACACCGCAGAAACATTGCGAAAGGAAAAATGTCCGCCGCTTATTGGGCGAACAAGGTAAAATGGTAGGAGATAACAAATGGGATTAGCATTTGCACCGGGAAGAATGGCAACAGCCCTTCCCACAACCAAAGAGACAGCTATAACTTGTGGAGACAGAAGTACTTACGTTAGACTTGTAAATGAGTCTAATGCTGTACAGACTGTGACTACAGTTACTAGTGCCGATCCAAGTGTTGAAATGGGTTCAATCCGTTTACAACCTGGTGAAGTAATGATCTTGTGGAAACGTAGAGAGTTCCACAAAATGTATGCCTCAAGTGCTGAAGTTTGGGGGACTGGCGGAATGGCTAGACCTGTAGGCTTAGGCTCAGAATCACGAGGCTAAGAGAAGGTTCGCGCCTTCTGGGAGATAGAGAATGTTTGAATTGATAAAAATCATATGGGGCTTAATCCAAGTTTTACCTATACTTATCACAATATGCTCAGCCATTGTAATGATGACTGATACACCTGTTGATGATAAATTATGGGCAAAAGCTTACAAATGGATTGACCGCTTTGCTTTAAACATTGGAAAGGCTAAAGATAGAAACCCTCTACTTGATTAACTTAAGGAGGCTGTTATGCAAACAGCTGAACAAAAGAAATTAGAAGAGAAATTATCTTTACCACCTATGATATTCGCTATTGAGAAGGCTACCGCGATACTCATATTTAAGCAGCGTCAAAAACTGCATCGCCTTCTCACAACCAAGGAGTTGACAGCACTACCTCGTGGAAAAGACCGCGAGGCTTTGCTCTCGACAATAATAGGGAGAAAATAATGAAAAAAGTACTCGCACTACTACTCGCTACAATTGCATTACCATCATTTGCTGGTGTTAATGGAAATGTTGGAGTATACTCTGACTACTTCTTTAGAGGCGAAAGTCAAACTATGGGAAGTATGGCAGTTCAAGGGAACTTGGATCTGGACTATAAAGGAGCATACGGTGGCGTTTGGGTATCACAAGTTGATATGATGGACGCAGACTGGGAATATGACCTTTACGGTGGATACCGATTAAACCTCAACGACACATGGTATGTTGACGGCGGAGTCATTCAATATAGATATGACGACAAAGCAATAGATCACGTTGAAGAGTGGTTTGTAAAAGGTGGAAATAACTGGATCGAACTAGCTATGTGGACAGATATGGACGACAAAGAAAAGCAATACAAAGAGGTAACTCTTAAAATGCCTTTAATTACAGTTGTTGATATATCACTAAGACACGGCATGTTCGATGATGATTCAGACTACCAACAGTTAACAATATCAAAATCTATGAGAAACTGGACACTAGGAATGGAAGTTCTTGATGGAGCCAGAGATGGAGAGTTTGTTGACTCAGCAGCATTCTTTGTTAGTAAATCATTCTAATGCCCATTAGGAAGACAAAGAAAGGCTGGAAGATAACCAATACTCCCGGTTTATCGAAAACTAAGAAGGCAGCGAAGCAAAGACTTCGTGCCATAAAGTACAAACAAGGGAAAGGACGCAAAAAGCGTTAGGAGAAATTAAATGTCAGTAAGATTTATAGGAGCAGAAGCAGCAGCAGGCACCACAGCAGGTGCTGCAAGTAACTTCGAACTCGCGACAGAAGTAAGACTAGTGAATCTAGCCGCAGCTGAAGCCACCATCACAATATTGAATGGTGCGTCAGGAACAAATGTGCAAGGTTCATTTACTTTAGAAGCAGGAGCTTCGGAATACATATCTAAGGATATGGAAGATAGAATATACGCCTCAGCCGCAACGGTTAAGGGTGTACCAATTAACACAAGAAGGTAACATTATGAAAGAGGTAGATGGGAGACATCTCTGGCTACAAGAAAGCATTGTAAATGCAGCTAGCTTTACAGCGGCAATAGACATGGTAGCAGGGAAGAGGGAACTCAGTAGGAAAGAGAAAGACATGAAAAATGTTGCTCTTGCCTTTATGTATCTCTATAATGTTGTTGAGGAGCAAGGTCTCCTTAATGAAGTCGATTCATTTTTCACTAATGAGACGATTCACTAATGTTAGAAATATCTAGAAAAGACATACTTTCAGACAACTTAATGGATTTTCAAAGCGAAAATCGATTCATTAAGCTACCGATACATGGCTACATGGAATTACTTGGGATAGAACCTAACAGTACCCAAGTAGCCATTATCAACTCAATTAACAATCCGAAGTATCGTTTTGTTACTGCCGCAGTCTCACGTAGACAAGGGAAAACATACATTGCTAATGTAATTGGTCAATTAGTTACTTTAGTACCAGGCGCTAACGTTCTGTTAATGTCGCCTAACTACTCACTCTCGCAGATTTCATTCGACCTTCAAAGAACACTCATAAAACATTTTGAGCTAGAGGTAATTAAAGATAATGCAAAAGATAAAGTTATTGAACTTTCGAACCATAGTACGATACGTATGGGCTCGGTTAATCAAGTGGATTCAGTCGTTGGTAGGTCCTATGACCTCATCATCTTCGACGAAGCCGCCCTTGTGGATGGTCGGGACGCTTTCAACGTCGCACTACGACCTACACTAGATAAAGAAAACTCTAAAGCTATATTTATATCTACACCACGTGGTAGGAATAACTGGTTTGCGGAGTTTTGGCACAGAGGATTTAGTGATGAGTTTCCAGAGTGGGCATCAGTAAAAGCTACCTACCATGAGAACCCAAGAATTTCTGAAGAAGATATACATGAAGCACGGAAAACCATGTCGGAAAGTGAATTCAATCAGGAATATATGGCAGACTTCAATGTATTTGAAGGACAAGTATGGGGTTTCAAAAGAGACAAGTGTCAGCAGGATTTAGCGGAATTAGATACTACAGGCATGGATATATTCGCAGGAATGGACGTAGGGTATAAAGATCCTACAGCTTTCTGTGTAATAGCATACGACTGGGACGCAGGTAAATATTATTTACTAGATGAGTACATGGATTCCGAAAGGACAACAGAACAGCACGCAGAAAAGATTAGAGAACTTATCAATAAATGGAATATAGATTATATTTATATAGACTCAGCTGCACAGCAAACAAGATTTGACTTTGCACAAAACTATGACATTAGTACTATTAACGCAAAGAAATCTGTTCTAGACGGGATAGGTCATGTGGCAGCAATCTGTGATAATGATAGACTTATAGTTGATCAAAGATGTCACGAGACTCTAATCTCCCTTGACCAGTACCAATGGGATCCCAATCCGAATTTATTGAAAGAGAAACCAAAACACAACATGGCATCACATATGGCTGATGCATTACGGTATGCGTTGTACTCGTTCGAGACAAGTGTCACTAGCTTCTAACTACCACCGCACAAAAATAGTTCTTGACAACATACCCGAAAGATAGTATAATTTAATGAATGGAATAAGTTATGGAACTAAAACGAGATCTAGTTAAATATGTTCGGGATAAGGCTAAGTCGAAATACAATAAAGGGACGGAATGTTTTATCTGTGGCGCAACGCAGAATCTCGACTTTCATCATTTCCACGGTCTAACAGAGTTGTTAGAGATTTGGCTGAGAAAGAATAAGATTAAAATAACTGATGCAGAAGATATTATGGGTATCAGAGAACAGTTTATAACTGAACACAACAAAGAAATTTACGAAGCTGCTGTTACATTATGTCACGAACATCATATGAAACTTCACTCCATCTACGGCAAACGCCCACGAGTAGTAACAGCTAAGAAACAAGAAAGATGGGTGGGTATACAGAGAGACAAATATGGCATGGTATGACAGACTAATTGGACGAACCTCACCAAGCGAGGAATATGAGAAGCTTAACCCTTCTCAGCCGTACATCGCTGGAGAAGAGGGTGGTTCACTTAGCACAAGAGAAGTTGTTACCAATTACAGAAACGCTTACGAACAACTAGAGGTAGTAAACCGAGCAGTTAACATGATAGTGGACGACGCTGCGGATATACCGTTTGATGTTGGTGAGCAATTAAAAGGAATGAACAACATCGTCAAGAATATGAGACGAAGTAAGCTCGATTTGTTACTTAATAGAGAGCCTAATCCATTTCAGGACGTTAGCTCATTCAAAAGAAATTTAATCACAGACCTACTAATAGACGGAAATATCTTTGTCTATTTTGATGGGGCACACCTTTATCATCTACCCGCAGACAAAGTCACAATAGAAACAGACGAGAATACTTACATTGATAAGTTCGTATTCGATAACGGAGTAGAGTATAGTCCAAAAGAGATTATACATATTAAAGAAAACAGTTTCAACTCTATTTATAGAGGAGTTCCTAGATTGAAGCCAGCATGGAGAACCATGCAGTTACTTGGAAGTATGAGAAGATTCCAAGATAACTTCTTCAAGAATGGAGCAGTACCAGGTTTAGTACTTAAGTCACCTAACACACTTTCTGAGAAAATCAAAGAAAGAATGTTACAGGCTTGGGTTGCTAGATATAATCCAACATCAGGAGGTCGTAGACCTCTATTCTTAGATGGCGGGTTAGAAGTGGAAAACCTTACAGAAATAAACTTCCAGAACTTAGACTTTCAAGAAGGTATAAAAACCAATGAAAGAATTATTCTAGAAGCTCTAGGTGTTCCACCAATTTTATTGGACGGTGGGAATAATGCTAACATTAGACCAAATCACCGTCTTTACTATTTAGAAACCATACTTCCTATTATTAGAAAAATGGGGTATGCTTTCGAGAGGTTCTTCGGTTTTAAACTAAATGAAGATGTGAGCGATGTGCCCGCACTTCAGCCTGAATTGAGAGACCAGGCTAACTACTACGCTACGCTTGTAAATACGGGAATATTAACACCGAACGAAGCAAGGGAGGCGTTGAGACTTGAGACGATTGACGGATTCGATCAACCGCGAGTTCCTGCAAATATTGCAGGATCGGCCGCGAATCCAGAGCAAGGTGGTAGACCAGAAGAGACCCCACCCGCAGAGGAAGAATAATTATGACAAAAAATATGATGCTAAAGGCTTTAAGCGAGTATATGCAGGCAAACAATGTAGATACCATAAGCCTATCAGATTATAAAGCGGACGAGAAAGCTCCTGTGAGAGACTACCTTTTAAGAAGGAAGTTTGGTTCATGGAACAGAGTTTTAGCAGCCGCTAAATTTAGATTTCCAATTGAAATAGCTGCCCCGGCTCCTGCCCCTGCCCCTAAAAAGGCTAAGGCTAAAAAGGAGGATTAACCATGGAAAAGATATTTCACTGGACAAATACTTTCAAAATGTTATCAGAAGATGAAGATGGCGGACTAGATATCAAAGGATCAGCTAGTACGGACGCATTGGATCGTGCTGGTGACATAATTGAAGGAAATGCTTGGACTAAAGGTGGTCTGGATAATTTTAAAAATAATCCAGTAATTTTATTCAATCATAACTACGACCGACCAATCGGCCGTGCAAAAGAAATAGGAGTCACAGAAAATGGACTAGAGCTTACTGCTCGTATATCCAAATCTGCTGGCGAAATTAAAGATCTTATTAAAGATGGCGTTCTTGGAGCTTTTTCTGTTGGTTTCAAAGTCAAGGACGCTGATTATATATCAGAAACCGACGGATATAAGATAAAGGACGCTGAACTATTTGAAGTGTCTGTTGTTTCGGTTCCTTGTAACCAAACCGCAGTCTTCTCTCTAGCAAAATCATTTGATAGTATGGAAGAGTACGATCAGTTCAAGAAAAACTTTATTAAAGAGACTTCCTCAATCGACGCTAGTGCAAAGATTGAGCAGTCAAGCGAGGCAAAAGCCGACAAAACGGAGAC